TCGTTTCCGCCTCAGTTTTGAGTCGCTCACCCGGAGCACGCGCCGCGACCGCGCTTTGGTAACGCTCGTCAACCGTGCGGGTGGACTTGCCATCCGCGAGCGCGCGGCGCGCTTGCTCGGCCTCCAATTGCTTTTGGGCGAAGTCGGCCGCGAGAATGCGAGCGTTATTCGTCGCGGCCGTCGAACGCGATTGCGCCGCGAGCCGGGTGGTCTCGGTCTCCGCTACCTTGTTCAGCGATTGCGCTAGGGCAAGCCGCCCCATTTCAATGTCGCCGTCGTAATACTGGGTAAGGCGCGCAAGCGCGTTTTTGCGATCGCCCCGGCCCGCGTCATAGGCTTTCTCTTGCGCGGCCAGCTCTTGGCGGATCTTTTCTTGCGCGGCTTTCATCGCGAAATTTTCCGTCCCCGAGCGCACGGCCGCGAACGCGCCGAGCCCTTGCCCAATGATCGAAAGCAAGCCCGACACTGCCCCGCCCGGAGTCGACCAAAACTTTTTCGGATCGGGTTTCTCCGATTCGGAATAGTCGGCCAATTCCTTTTGCATGGCCGACTCCTTCCGTTGATAGTCGATCGTCTTGCGTTGGTTATCCGCCTCGAGCTCCGCCGCCTTTTGCTGCTCCTGCAAGCCTGCGACCCGCGCCCCCTCCGCGCGCGCGTCCGCCTCGGCTTTCTCCGCGTCCGCTTTCGATTGCATGGCGGCGAGGTATTCTTTTCCCGCCGCTGCCCGCGCGTCCGCGTCCTCCTGGCGATACTCGGGACCGGCCTCGGTAGTCGTGCGTTGCGCCGATGGCGTGAAACCTGCCGCGCGCCCCGCGCTGCCCGGATCCCAAACCGTCGGGCTTAGCACTTGCGCTTGCCGCCGTTCGTTCGCGGCCGCTAGTTGCTCGGAGATGCTAGGCGGGGCGGAGGGCGCGCCCGCTGCTGCCCCGGGCGCTGCCGCTGCTGCCGCCTCGGGCGCTGCTGCCGCCGGAGCCGCGGGACCGGGAGCAGGCGCGGAGGGCTCGCCCTGGACGACCCGGAGCGGGTTTCCATAGGTATCGGTGTTGGGCTCCCGCTTCGCCCCCTCACCCGGCTTGAGCCCATAGATATCGGTCCCGGGTTCGCGCTTCAGTGCCGGGCCGGGCGCTTCCGGGTTAGCGGCATTGTCGCCCGCTACGCCTTGCAAGGCGCTATGGCCGAAGCGCTCGCGATAGGGATCGGCCACCTCGGGCAGCGCTAGAATGGATGAGCCGTCCTCGAAATGGAGCTGCCCCGCGCCGGGGAATTCTGCAACGTCGGTCACGCCTACGACGTTATTTTGCTTGGCCACTAGTTGAGTCCCCCCGCGGTCTGGTCGCGCTTGAAACCGGTCGCCCTCGAGTCTCCCGGCTTGCGCTTTAGCAAGTCCTCGAGTCGAGCAATCTCGCCCCCTAGCGCGTCGAGTTGGTTTTGCTGCGAGTGATTCTGCGCGAGGCCAGCAAGCGCCGCGCGCCCGCCGTCGACCATTAGCCGGCCGGTGTTCGGATCGGTCTCGACTGCCCCGCGCGTGACGGGATGTGCCGCCAAGTCTTGCGCCATGGGCCCGACTTGGCGCCCCGGTTTCGCCCCGGGGGCGTCCGGTTCTTTGTAGTCGTAGGCCGAGGGGGGCGCGTTGCGCGCGGAGTCGGCCAGCAAGGCGTCGCCCTTGCTCAAAATCGAATGAGACTCGCCCGGCTTGCGCGCGGTGTATTCCTTTACTGCCTTGGGGGTCGAGGCCACGCCCGCCGCTCCGTACTTCTCCGCGAGCGAGCCGAGTTGCGCATATGGATCGGCCTCGTCAGTCGAGCTCGACAGCGGTTCAATATTCGTTTTGCTGCGCACATCGGAAAAGATTTTCCCGAGGTGTTTGCCCGCGAGCCCACCGATCGCGGAGCCCGCGAGCGCGCCGATCGGACCCCCGACCACGCCGCCGATTACCGCGCCTCCGACCTTGCCCACGGTCCCGCCAATCTTGCCGCCCTTAGCGGCCGCCTCCTCCTCCTCGCTCGGGCCCGGAGGCGGAGGAGGCGGCGGGAGCTTCGGCTGGATCTGGATCGGCTTGACCCCGTTGCCCGAAAGCGGTTCGCCCGGGCGAGTCGAGGCGATACCGCCGAGCGGTTCGATATTCATTTTCCCGCGTTCGTCGGAAACCGCGCCCGCGACCGTAGCCCCGCCGCTAATCGTCGCGTCCACTAGATTCGCCTGGCGTTGCTCCGCTGCCGCGACTTCGCCACGCTCTAGCGCTGCCTTGCGGAAAGCGGCGTCGTCCTCCGCCTGGCGCGCGGCGAGCGCGGCCGCGTTGAGGTTTTGCACTTGGTTGTGGCCCGTGACTTCCGCCCCATGCGCGCGCTCCGCTCCGGTGAGTTGGCGGTCCGCCCATCCCGCCGCCGTGCGGTCGTTCAGATCGGTTCCCTTAAGCAGGGTATCGGTTTCGTATTGCGCGCCCTGTAGACCGAGCTGGCCATAATTTTGATCGGTCGCCGCGGTCTTATAGCCAACGTCCCCGGCCCCTTGCATCGCTTGCAATCGCTGAGCTTGGAACGCCGTGTTTTCGTTCGCGCGGAGTTGCGCCATCTGCCCGCCGGCTTGCTGCTGCGTTGCGGCGTTCTGTCCGATTGCCTGGCGCATGGCGGCCGCACCTCCGCCCATGCCGCGCCCCGAGCGTGCCATCGCTAGCGCGTTCTGAGTATTGGCATCGGTCGCTTGCGTGAGTTGCGCCTGAGCCGCGCTCGGGCCCGGGCCCGCGTTCGCCATGCCCATCAGCGCGTCATACGCGCCCGTTTGCATGCCGCGCGATTGCTGCGCGTTCGCTAGGCCCGTCTGGTACTGGCCCATATTGCCGGCATACATGCCCGTGCCGCGGGCGTTTGCCGCGTCCGAGCGCGCGCCCGCCGTGCCCGCCATATCCCCGAACACCGTTGAAAACTTATCGGCGGTTTGCTGAACGCCGCCAATCATGCCGGCGGTCTCGGCATTGTTCCCCGTGCCAAATCCGAAATCGCGTTGCCGCTTCGCGTCCGCCTCGCCGCGGCTCAACTCCGAATGGACAATATCTTGCTTTGCTTGCCCGGCCCACGTCGAGAATTTGCCCGGGAGTTGGTTACCCGTCGCCACGTTTGCGGCGGCTTGCGCCCGCCCCTGTTCCCGCCGCGCTTGCTGCGCTTCCGGGCTCATGGACGATCGGTCGTACCCCGGAGGGAGGGGAGCGTTACCGGGCGCGACATAGCCGCCCGTCTGCTGCTGCATTGCCTCGCGCGCTTCGCGTGCTGCCTTCTGCTCGGGGGTTTCAAATCCAGCCATGACTACGCCCTTCGAGCGGCCGCTAGCCGCTTCGTCTTGCCGATCGTTTCGTGCTCAATGAAGAGCGCTTGCATGATGAAACCCTCGGACGGAATCGTCTCGCGCGAGTCTTGGCAGAGGACTCGAATCGCCGAGCCGAGCCGCACGCGCGGCGTCACATCCAAGTACACCGTGTTATCGCTCGGGCCATCCGGCGCGGTAACGTGAAACTGGAACAGGTCCGGCGGACCGCCGTCTACAATCACCTGGATATTGACCAGCGCTGGCCCGCGGAACTCACCCATTAAAACGACCGATTCAAAACCGCCATAGCCGGCAATACCGAACGGTCGGATGTCGCCCGTCCCGAGCTGCGTGATCATGTGGTCACCAAACGGCGAAACGTAGCCGGCGCCCGCATTCTCGGTATGCAAGACAAGCGCCCCCGACAGGTCCTCGCGAGCGGTAACAAACGCCGCGCCCCACGTCCCCCCGAGCTTCGGCCCGTTCCCGAACTCGTCGACCGACCACCCTCCCGTGCGCAGGTCATAGACCAGTACCGCGCCCGTTAGTTGCGCCTCGTCGGTACACACGACAAAGCGCGCCGTGACTTCGCCGAGCGAGTTAACACCCGAGCTCGGCATGGTCACGAGCGTTGCACTAACCACGATCGGAAACTGCGCGAGCGTGGCCTCGACTTCCGCCCCGACGAACACGGGCGAAGCAAAGCCACGCGGGAGCAAAAAGATCCCGCGCTTGCTCTGGAAGAAAACGCCGGCAGATGTCTCGAGGACGCTACGCCAATCAATACAACCAACGTCCGTCGGTAGCTCGCTCGGGGTGCTGAAGTCGCCGACGCCTTGATCGTTCGGACCGTCGCCCCCTACGAGGTAGATCCGATCTGCCGAAAAAAGCACGGTCGTCCCGTCGAGGCTCGCGATCCCGGTGTTATCGGTCGGGAGGAAAATGTTGAACGGATCGAGATCTGAAAATTGGGTGGGCTCGCCGTCGACCAGCAATTTGCTAGCAGTCACGACGCATCGATCGAGCTGCCCCCCGACCCACACACGCCCGTTACATACGGTTTGGAACGTATGCGGGGGGCATAGGGTGTTATCGACCACACCGCCTTCCGTATACAAAAACTCCTGACCGCCCGCGGTCGCGTCCGACATGGTATCGAAAAAGGTAATGCTAGCCGTCCCGACGATTAGCGCGTTAGGCGCGCCCACGTTCGGGGTTACACGGTGCAACGTGGCTTGCCCCGCCAGAGATCGATAGATGTGGATCGTCACCCTGCCGCGGCTCGGGATGCCGCCGAAAGCGGTTTGAGAGTGAGCGTCCGCGACCAATAGTTTCACGGTCACGTTAGCAACCGCGTTCGTCGCCGCGGTGTATGTGAAAGGGTCGCTAGTTGCCGAGCGATGGCGACGCCCTTGCGCGTCCAGCCATTCATACACAGCGCGATAGATGTAAACACCCGGGGCAATCCCGCCCGCGCTGCCTTGTGTGATGGACTGAATCACGGGCGCATTGGAGAAACCGGTTTCCTCCGTGTCCCCGTTCAGCTCGAACAATGAGCCGCCCGAGAACTGCAACGCGCGACCCGCCGTCACGCTGTCGCGAGCGGCCGCGCGCGGCCCGTCGTAGATGGACCGAAAGCTCACGGTGTCGAAACCAAACGCCGTGACGAGGCTATTGGCGAAACGGATCGCGTTGCGCAACGGGGTCAAGTAACCAAACCCCGCCCCGAGGTTTACCACGTCGGAGAGGTGGAATTGTTCCACGCCCGCGACCACATTCGGCACATGCATTTGCCGGCGGAGGGGCAAGAAATTCCCCATATGGCATTTCAGCAAAAGGTAGGCGCGTTGCGAGTTCCATTTGGAATTGCCGTTGTCCGCGTTATGGGTCGAAACCCATAGATAGGAGCCATCGATCGCGCCTAGGGTCGGATACGCCGGGCCCATGAACGGCTTGGAAGCCTGGCTAATCCCGTAGTAGGTTCCGATCGGGGTAGTCGCGCCGAAGCTAACCGACGTGATTTGGCACAAGCGCACATAGGAGGATTCGGACGCGAGGACGAACCCGCCCCAAAAGATCTCACACGTGGTCGGGCCTTCGAGCACTAGGCCCGGTTGCGAATTATTGTTCGCGTCCGTTTCGATTAGTCCGCCGCCGAGCAAGGCGGTAACGCCCGTATTATACGCGGCAAACTTGACGGCCCCCGCCGGTTCCACGACTCCGACGAACACGGCCGCGCCCGCCGCGCTCGTCACTCCGATCCGGCATGGCGATCCGACGATGCCCGCGGACTGAGTACTCAGCAGAGCAGGCGAAGCGATCGCACTGAATAGGCTAACGGTCAGGGTCGCCGCCGCCGATTGCGACGCGATCACAAAGTCCGAGCCGCGCCCGACAGCATCGAAAAAGCTCGCGGAGGAGCCGAGCGCCCCCGCCGGGATCGGGCCCGTGACCAGGAGTGAGAGCGGGTCGAATGTGTAAAGGTCGATCGCCGCGCCGTTTCGGACCGCGATATAAATAAAATTGTCGGTCGAGATACAGCGCGGATAGGTGCCCGAGCCGAGGCCCAAAACCTTAGGCGCGACAACGGTCGTCCCCTCCCGATTCTTTACCGCGTAGAACGTCGCGCTCCCGTTGTCCCAAGCGTGCAAGACGAGCCCCTTGCAAAACCCGCTCGTGACATTGTTGATCGTGGTCTGCTCGTCGCGCGTAACCACGTCACGGACGAGCGGCGCAAAATGCGAAATGTCGCCCGCGTCCGCCATCACTTGCGCATTCCAGCCGAGGGGGCCGAGCTGCCGCACGGTCGAACCGATCGCGACAACGGGAGTTGAACCCCATTGCGTAAGCGCGTTCACCGGCTGCGCGTTGTACCCGTTCGCGGCTAGCCCCGAAGTCGTGACTGCCGCCACGCCATAGCGTTTCGCCGGCCGCCCATCCTTGCGCCAGCGGACGTTACGCGCGATCGCGTGCACGTCCGGCGGGGCGACGCGCGGATCGATACTCTCGTTTTGCCCGCGCGTGAAAATGATCGGCAGGAGCTCAGTCATCGGCGGTAGTACCCCGAGGCGTCACACAAAAACACGACCGCGCCGGCCGACATGAACACCGGGAACGCGGCGTCATTGCATTTCGTCGCGGGGTCCTGACACTGGGTAACGAGGTTGCCGAGGCCCGAGCGCTTGATTAGGAAAAAGATCCGCCCGAATAGGCGCGGCTCGGGCGCGGGGAAAACCACGGTCGCTTCCGAGTTGCTGGTGTCGACAGATAGTTGCTGGTCGGGAAGGATGGCGATAACCCGCCGGGTAGGCGTAGCAATGAACGTCTCGACCCGCGGGCGCGCAATCGTTTCGCCGCGGAGGAGCACGAACTCAGCCGCTACGTTTTCTTCCAATTGCGGGAGCTCGCGCCCGAGCTGCAAAAGCTTGTCCGTCGTGAAATTGTTTACGCGCTTGAACGTCACAGCATCGTTCTCCGGTTGCGCATGCCTCGAAGGTCATAGCGTTTCGACACGCTCGGCTTGTCCTGCCGCAAGCGCTGCAAAAAGTCCGATTGCAATCGGTCGCGCTCGGCAGTCGCTACCGCGTACGCACCCGCGTCGTGGTCGCGCACTAAGATCTTGATCAGGCAATCCCAGATTACCCATTCCTCCCATCCGGCGATCCCGTCGAATGCGTCCACGTCCGCCACGAGATCCGTCCCGAGGCCCATATACCAAACCGTGAACGGGTAGGCCGATTGCGGCGGCGGGACGATGCCAAGCGTATTGGCGTAGCGAATGAACCCGACCGGGATCGATTGCGTCGAGCCCGTGGGAGTCGGGCCAAAAATGCCCTGGTATTGGTTGCGCTGCTCGAAGGGGATTTGGGGCACGTCCAGAATTTGGCCGTTAACCGTCACCTCCATCAGATAGATATGAACAGGGGTCGGGACCCATGCCGAGAAATCGATCGCCCCGAATGCATAGGGCGCGGTCGGGCCCACGACTAGCACGCCGCTATGGGGAGTTAGGTACAGGGGCGAACCCTGTTCGCTCACCCATTCGCGCCACCGCTGGATAGACTGGTTAATAACCCGCGTGAGTGACGGGTTGTCGTGGCGCAACGTGGCCCCAAGCTGATCAGCTTGCCAGCGCAAGTCCTCGCGCATGAGAGCCAAGGTCCGGGTACGGGCCACGTTGCGTTACTCCTCGGGGTTAGTAGCTATCGCTGCAAAGATGAATGAGGCGCTTGAGCGCTTGCATCCGTTCCGTGTCGCCCGAGGCTTCCGGGAAAGCTTCGCTAAAAGCCTCCTCGAAACCCGCGGGGAGATCGTCGCCCTCGTCCGACTTGCCGGGCCCGGACGCGGGCGCCTCGTCGCTTTCTCCCTCGTCGCCCGCCATGGGCCCACCCTCCGGCTTTTTGCCTTTAGGCGCGCCCATGATGATCGCCAGGTCTACCGGTTTTTTCGCCGCCTCGGCCACGGCTAGAAATCCTTCCGCATGCTCAAAATCAGAGTGAGGACGAACCAATTTCCGACGGCTGGATCTGCCGCCGTTCCCGTCGCGTCCGTGACCTGGATCGATCCAGTCCCCGCCACGGGATCGAACGCTGCCCAATATCCGTTTTTGACCGTGCCCGCGGGGGACACGACTTGCACGTCCGCCGATCCGACAGCATCGGCCGCCTTCGGGAACGTCACGAGATAAAGGCCAGCGGTCGCGCCACGAACGATCGTGATCCCCGGATCGTCTTGCCACGCGAGCGGCTGAGTAATGGCACCCGCGGCCGCTACGGTCGCGCGCGCTTGCAAAAACAAGCGATCGCGCTTACCCGATTTGAGATCGTAATGGACAACGTCGCCCGCAATAGTGCTCATGGCGTGCGCTCCTTAGACCGTCGAAACGGTTCCGCAGAAACCGGGAGCCGCGACCACGAACGCCGGGTATGCAACCAAGCGATATTCGTAATCGTTGCTCGCGACCTTGCGCAGCATTTCGAGGCCGTCACCATTGACCACCTCGGGAATTTTGGACAAGCCGCCGAGCTTGACCGTGTCCATTTTCAGCGCGAACGCCTTGTTAACCGGGCAGAATGGATCGGCGTACAGCTTGACCGTTTTACCGCCCGCCTTGAACGACAAGTTTTCATAGCCGAAAACCGCGTCATTCCCGATCTCGCGATACCCGCGCGATTCGAGCGTGTCCGCGACGTTTTGCCATTTCTCCGGGTTCAGGAAAACGGCGTCCGGGCCCGGGCCAAAGTTACGCCCGCGCATGCGCGTCACGAGGCGCTTGAGCCGTTGTTCCAGCGTGAGGCCTGAAATCTCGCCCGCGGTCAGGCGAATCCCCGACATGCGAGCAACGTCGGTCGTACGAACGATGTTCTCGAACGACACGGCCGAGGGGTCCGAGGCCGGGATCCATGCGCCGAGCCCGAGCAAGATACGAGTTGCGCCCGCTCCGCCGAAATCGCCGTCACGGAAGAAAAACATCGTTCCGGCCCATGCCGCCGGAGTCGCCGCTACACCGCCCGAGGTGGCCGAGACCGTGACCGTGCCCGCGTTGCGGTTAACCGCAATCACGAACCCGAGGCCCGCGCCCGCGATCAAAATATGCGCCGGGTCAGAGCCATCATTCAGGGACGGAACGAGGATTTGCCCGACTTCGAAATTGACGACGTCGTCCGAGTTCTGAAGCGTAATCACGCCCGCCGCGATCGTCCCCGAGCCGAGCGCTTGCCCGCCGTTCGAGTAGAGATACGTGGAGAACGTATCGCCAAACCCGTTGTACAGGCCGTTGATTTCCGTTTCCTGATCGCGGAGGAATGCGCCCACGTTCGAGCGCGAAGCCTTGATTACCTTGTCGCCGATCTCGACACTCGCGGAGTAGTCACCATAGGCAACCTTCCACTTGCGGCCCTGGATATTCCCATTGCCGCTCCCTTGCTGCGCGCCTTGCTGCGCTTTCGCGAGCGTTGCGCCGAAGCCTTGCGGGTTCTGGAAAATAAACGGATGGATGTATTGGTCGCCGCCTAGGTCTTCCTCGCGCTTGACCATGCCGAAGAAGGGTCGATCCTTCTTCGTCAAATCGTCGATCTTGTCTTTGGTGTAGTAGTCTTTTAGGAACGCATCGAATGATTGGATCGTACTGGCCATGGGTAACCCCGTGACCGCGTGAGCGAACTAGTCGCCGGCTTGTTCCATTAGGCGCTGGTGATACGCGCGCACCTGTTCGGAATTCATTTTCGCCGGTTTCCCGTTCGAATCTGCGGACTGCGATTGCTTGAGCGTTCGCGCCGGCGCTTTCGCAACGGGCGGTTTCGCGGGCGGTACACTGGCCCGGGCAGCATTCGCGGGGATAACCCCGGTCGGATCGTCGTCGTCGATACTCCATGCCTTCACGGAGTTCAAGATCTCGTCGCGCGCATGCTCGGCCGCGATGTGCATCGGCATCACCGTGTTAGCGCGCGCGTCATAGGTAGACTTTTGGATCTGATAGACCCGTTGGATGAACGCGGGGCGCGATGCAAACTTGCGCACGATCGGATCGTCGCTTTCGCCTAGCGCCCGCTGCGTTTCGTTCAAGTAGTCGTGGATCTGCGCGCGCTGCTCGGCCTCGGCTCGCGACTGCTCGGCCGCTTCCTCGCGCGCTTTGCGCTCGGCCCGCTCGGCCTCGAGCTCGGCGCGTAGCGCTTCCACCTCGGGGTTTTTGCCGATGCGTTGGCCGATTAGCTTTCGCTGATAGTCGGCCGCGTCCTCGCCAAATGCGGCAGTGAAAGCGCCGTCATAGTCGCCCGACTCGTACAGCTTGCGCGCCTGATGGAGCGGCGCGTATTCGGTCTGTAGTCGGGCAATGACCCCGTGTAGCTCCTGCTCCTTCGCAGCAACGGCACGCTTTGCGCCCGCCTCGAACTTCCGGAGCTTTTCCCATTGCGCCGAGTTGACCCCGAGCTTTCGCCCGAGCGCTTCGCGCACGGCGTCCGGCAGGCCTTCCCCTAAGGCTTTCAAGTCGCCGAATACGTCGAGGGCTTTGGCTAAGTCCCCATGCGCCAAGTAGTGCCGCGCGCGCTCGACAGCGCCCGCCGCGTCGTCCGGCTCGGCCACCTCCGCCGCCGCTGCCGCTTTCTCGGCCGACTTGGCTTCGAGTGCTTCGACACGCCGCGACGGCTCGCCCTTCCCCTTGACCTTGACCAGTGCCGGCTTTGCCTCGGCTGCCGGCTCCTTCGATTCGGCTAGGACTTTTTCGATCACCTCGGACGCGGATTTGATTCCGCCGCCCGCCGGCTCGGCCGCGCTCGGGGCCGCTGCTACGCTTTCGGCTTCGTCTGCCATCATTGCACCATTGCGGCCACGGGAGGGGCCCCCGGAGGCATCGGCATTTCAGGAACGCCCGGAGGCATGCCGGGCGGCATAGGCATCCCCGGCGGGGCTGCTAGTGAGTCGGCCCCCATATCCTGACCGCTCGGGCCTACAGGCATCGGAGCCCCGGCCGCGTTCGCGGAGGCCCGCGCTTCCTTGCGCTGGATCTCCAAATCCAGCTCCTGCATGAACCGCAGAAAAAAGTCTTTGTTATAGTCGGGGACTTCGTCCATCTCCGCCTCTAGGTAGGCCTGAGCTACTTGGACCAATGCATCCGCGAGCGATGGCATCCATGGGATCGGAGGCCGATAACGGAAGGTCCCCTCCTGCTCGGCCTCGGGGGTCGCGTCCAGCCATTGATCGATATAGCTCTCTACGAGTTCGCGCTGCCTCGAGACCGATTCGAGCTCGCGCGCACTGTCGAGATATTTGATCGTTTCGAGCAAGGCCTCGTCCGAGACCTTGCCCGCCGCGTTCAACTCCTGAATGAGTTGCAAGCGATCGGCCGGCGTGTTTTTGACTTCGCCTACCGGGTAGATCTGAATCACATAGCGATCATCTTCAAGGTCAACGTCCGACCATTTGATCGTTTTGATGAACCCTTTGCCCGACCATTTGGAAGAAAAGTCTTTGTCGACTTCGGCCAGCTCGCGCACACACGCGATCGTTTGCCGAGCGAGCGAGACGAAGGCCTCTTCGTAGGCGCGATAGATCACGCTGAAGCGCTTCGACTGGATATCTTCCACCGCGCGCATCGCAACGGCGGCCGTCACGCCGCTCGGCTTGTCGCCGCTCGACAGCATCTCGGACACGCCGGAAACGTCGTGGATTTTATCCACGTTCATTTCAACGAATTGGACGTTAGCCGGGCCGAAGGGTTGCGGCGCAATGTATTGCGGCGGAGCCTTGCCGGGCGCTAGCCGGAGGTTGATCGCGTCCTCGTTCGAGCGGATATCTTCCTCGCGGATCGCACCCTCCTCGAACATGAAAATCCCCATACTCGTCCGAGTGTGGGAGTCCTGCATGCGTTGCACGGTGTCATTGATGGCATCCGCGATGCTGCTGATTTCCTCGATTAGCGAAGTCCCATCCGAGCCGACCAGATGGCGCGACCAATGGAGCCACACAAACGGGAACTCATTCCGCGTCCATGGCTCGTCGACTAGCGTGTCTTCGTCGATCGCGATCACATGCCGCCCGGGCTTGCTGGAACTGAACGGGAGCCGCCACGCCTCACACACTCGGATTTGATTCGAGACGCGACCCGTGCCCGTCCATTCGGCCTCGCCGTCCTCCGCGAACTCCGCCGCGCGTTCTAGCGCGTCTTTGTGCCCGGGGAACCGTTCGATCAATTCGTCGCGGTCGTACGGGTACACGTGGAACAAATTCCGCGGCTGTCCATAGCGAGCTTCGAGCGGATCGACGAAAAGCTCCCACGTAAAAACACGCTCGTACGAGACCCGCCCGTCCTCTTCGTCCGCGAAGGTTTTGACCGCCCCGCCCGTCGGGAATACGCATGCGTCCAGAAACACGCGCAACATGAGTTGCCAAATGTCGCCGTAGATCCCGATCGACTGCATGAACTGCCCCTCAACAAAGCGATCGAGCTTTTTGCTTTTGCGCTTGGTTGACCAGTCCGCGTCACTCGTTACAAATTGGACTTTCGGCTTTTGCTGCCCGGCTAGCTTCGCGTGCGCGGCGTTCGCGATCGATCGCTCCTCGGGCCACGTGAGCGGGGCGTTATTGTTTCCCGAGTAGGCACCGGCACGATAGTACGCGGCCGGGTTCAAGCCGCCGAGCCGCCGCATTTCGAAACGGCTCGCGGTGTCGCGGCAGCGCGTCTTGCGGGACTTCTGCTCGGTCTGCAACGCCAAGCACAGCGCGACGAGCTCGCGGGCCATCTCTTGGCCTTTCGCGCATCGGTGCCATTTGGTTTGCTGCTGGACGGCCATTAGTCGATCGCCGTCCCGTGGTTCGAGTGATCGCCATCCGGGCAGCGGCATTGCGGCTCGCCCTCATGTTCGTGAGCGCGCTCATGCTCGGCCACGGCTTGACGAAACCAGCGCTCGCCCTCGTCAATGGCGCCCGCATGCCAGTCACAGCGCGGGCAATTGTAGCGATATGTGGCGTTTCCGAACATGCCTGCTTACAGGAATAGCTTGCGAAATCGGCTAAGACAAATAATGTCCCGTGACAAATAATGTCTTAGAGGTACTATCGCCGGAATGGCCAGGATCCGCGCCGTGCAAGACAATGTGATTTTGCGCTTTTTGCCGCCGCCCGAGCGTGCCCCGGGAGGGCTGCTATTCATTCCCGACACTGCCCGCCCGGAGAAAACCGCACGCGCTGAAGTCGTGGCGGTCGGCCCCGGCTACTTCCGCGACAGCGGGCACGGGCGGTTTATCCCGACCACGCTACGCCCCGGGGAAGTTGTCCTAATCGAGCGCCAGGCGGGGCAAGATTTCGCGCTGGATATCAACGTCCCGCGCACGAATAAGGAAACCACGTGGGCCGACAAGCACGGGGATTTTCGGATCGTGCGTGAGGATGAGGTCCTCGCCGTGGTCGAGGCCGAGTGATGGACGCGGTCGGGCATGTGCTCGTGTTTCTGTCCGCGTTCGTGGGCGCGCTAGTGGGCGTGTACATGGCGAAACCGGGGCGCCAGTAGCAAATGGCTCGGCGGCTCATGAGGCCAGGCATGGGCGCGGCGGAGGGCTCCGCCTTGCAAAAGGATAAAATCGTCGAAGCCATCGCGATGGAGATGGCGGAGGGTTTGTGGCGTCCGTTTCGCAGCGTGCGCGAGCTCGCGGCCCGCCTGGACTGCTCGCTAACGCACGCGCAGAAATGCGCGGCCGAAGCTTCGCGTTTGCTGCGCATGAGTTGGGGGCAAGACGAGGCGAAGCTCGCTGTCCTCGAACGGATCGCCCGCATTGGTCGGGACGCGGAGGAGCGGACCGAGGAGGCCCTAGATATGGCGGGCCAGGTTCACACGCTGCGCAAGCCCGACCACCGAACCGCGCTCGCGGCAGCAAAGCATCTCGCGGATTGCCTCGGCTTGAGCGGCACAAATAGCGAAGTCGTCATCCGCTATCAGCAAATGAGCGACGCGGATTTACTTAACGAGGTGCACCGCCTCAGTCAGTCAGCAGGAGCGAACAGCAATGCCCGAGTTATTGAAATCGACGGCCAAGAAATCCCCGAACCTGGACGCGAGCCCGGCGCGCTTGCGCTGGATCGCATTGACCCTGAAAATGCCTGGCGAGGACGGGGAGGCGGCCTATAACCTCGAGTCCGCCGTTATCGATCGCTACGATGGAGGATTCCTCGTGATTGCCCGGAATACGGGCGCGCGGCATTGGCACCCGGACGATATGATTCGCTATGCCACGTGGGAGATCGGACGCGAGCCCGAGCCCGCGAACGATACCGCGGAGTGACCCCCGAGCAATTCGCGAAGCTGCCGCCCGAGCTCCGCGGGGAGCTCGAACGCCGCGTTAGGACCGCGCGCGATATCGAAGCCGCGCGCCGTTTCCTGACCGACTTGCACCCGAAGCAACGGGCGTTTGTTCTCGACCAGAGCCGCCGCAAAGTCGCCATCTGTTCGCGTCGTGCCGGCAAGTCGCACGGTATCCTAGCCTGGCTAATCGATGGCGCGCTGTCCGATGCAAACGGGCTAAGCGTATACGTCGCGCGCAGCAAGGGCGACGCGCGGCGCATCTTGCAACCGGCGATCGACTTTTTTGCGAGCAAATATCCAGAGCTTCGGCTGAAGCTCCGCGAAATCGACGGGCAGCTTTTGCTAGTCGTAGGCGTGACGCGCCATTCCATTTGGCTCGCGGGCTGCAAGGATGCGTCCGAGGTGGGGAAGTTTCGCGGCTCGAAATACAAGCGGGTCGCGATCGACGAATCGCAAGAATATGGATCGTTTTTGCGCGAGCTCGTAACCGATGCGTTCGAGCCGGCGCTAATCGACAAAGCCGGACACTTGCTCCTAGCCGGGACCCCGAGCCCTATCCCCGCGGGGTTATTCTACGAGGCTTCGACGGGCGACGGTTCGCCGCAATGGCCAACGCATCATTGGACCATTTTCGATAACCCGCACATTCCGAACGCGGAGGCGGAGGTTAAACTTTTTTGCGAGACCTATGGGCTCGACAAACACAGCGCGACGTATCGGCGGGAGTATCTCGGCGAATGGGTGCGGGACGAGGGCGCGCTAGTCTATCCGTTTAGCGCAAACCTGAACGGCGTGACCGCGGCGGAGGTGCCCGCCGGGCTTCGATATATCCTCGGGGTGGATATCGGCTTTATCGATGCAACGGCGTTCACCATTGCCGCCACGCGGACGGGCTTCCCGGAGATTTGGATCCTCCGATCGTGGAAACGCTCGGGCCTCATTCCTGCCGCCGTGGCGGGGCACGTCGAGGCCTTCCGCGCTGAGTTCGGGCCGGGCCTCCAAATCGTCGTGGACGAAGGCGGCATGGGGAAAGGCTACGCGGAAGAAATGCGGCAGCGTTACGGGATCGGATGCATCGCTGCCGAGAAAACCAAAAAGCGCGCGTATCAGGAGATCGTCGCGGGAGAACTCCGGAGCGGCACGATCCGAATCGTGACCCGCGAGTGTTCGCACCTAATCGACGAAATGTGCTTACTGCAATGGGGACCGGGCCGAGCTGCGGAAGATCAGCGGTTCGAGAATCATTCGTGCGATTCGCTCCTGTACAGCGTGCGCGCGGCGCGGGCTTGGTATCAGCCGGAGATCGAGGCCCCGAAAGCCGGCACGGTCGAATGGCACAAACAGGAGGCCAAGCGCACGCGGGCTGAAATGCGAAAACGCGCCGAGACTCGGGCGCGCAAACTAGGGGCGGCGGGATTCACCGCGCGCAAATAGAACAGCCCCCGAGTCTTGCGACCAGGGGGCTGCTTACGCGCTGCCGAGCTTAGTCTAGCCGGGAAATATTGACCGCCATTATTTCCCGGTGCTAGGTTCCCCCTCGGGCGTAGCGGTCTGTCCCCCCCTGCCGCACGCGCCCATTATGGGCCCCTCGGTCGCAAGACTTGGGGGCCCTCCCAATTTCAGGGGTCTTCGGTTCGGATCGGTTGATGCGGCACGCAAAATGCATAGTAGCCCGGGCCGCACACTCCGCCGGCAGCGGCGCATCTTGCGGCCAGCTCGGACATAGGCGCGTCGCCATGCAAGCAAGGGAATGTGCAAACCCGATTCCCGGCCGGGTCGCCCGCGCGCCTAACGAATTCGCCGCATACCAAACCCGCATTGCACGGGGGGGCCTCGGTACACGCTGCCCATAGCGAGCCGGGGGCCGGCTCCGCGCCCGCGCTTCCCGCCGCATTAGGAGCGCCCGCCGCTTCCGAGCTGTCGCCGCCCGTCCCGCCCGCGCCCGCCCCGTCCAACACCGTAGGCGTGCCCGCGCTGCCCATAGGCATGGCGCCCGCTGCCCCGCCCTCTGCCGTGAGTTCGCCTGCCGCGCCCGCCGCGGGGAGCTCCGCGCCCGCGGTTCCGCCCTCCGCCATGGGCGCGGAGCCCGAGCTACCGCCCGCGGCGGTAGGCGCATCGTCGACAGCGGAGCCGCATGCAAGCGCAGTAAGAGCGAGTATCGCGATTAGTAGCAATCTCATGCTTGCGACTACGGCCACGCGGCCGCGTTGATTAGGGGTCATTTCGTCGGGGCTTTCCTGAGTTCGAGTTCAGCAGCGGCCGCAAGCGTGCGGCGCGCCCAGTCGGAATAGGTCTCGTTTGCTTGCTCGACAGCGCGATCGAGGAGCGCCCAAAATTCGGGCGAGCCGCGGAGAATGCGCGCGGCTTGCGCGTTGCGGCCGGAGGGGCCGGAGGGGCGTTTCTTTTTCATCGCTCCAATCTAACACGCGCAGATATCTGCGCACGGCGTTTCACGTGAAATCGGCGAGCGTTGCAAATCGCCCCCGCGGGCCCGCAAAATCGTCTCGTTCTGAGGTGCTGAATGCTTGCGTAGCCGTGATTAGTTTAGTAATCAATTCGACTTGACCCGGAGATGAATCTTAATCATGGCCAAAAGACAGACGAAAAAAGCCCCGCCGAAGCATTCAGCGGCATTTGTAGAGAGGGCGCTAGCGACATGGGAGAAAGGGCGAGCCGAGGGCAAAACCTCGGACGAGGCCGCTAAAGGGCTCGGGGTCACATCCGGGATGCTCTATTATTGGCAAGCTCGGCGCGACGGGAAGAAATGGGGAAACATCACAGGTAAGGCCCCCCCGCCGGCAGAGCGCCCGCGCGCCATGGTTGTTAGATCCGAAAGGGTCGAGCCGGACCGAACGCGAGCGCTACGGAAGGACAGCGCGGCAGCGGAAGTGATTAGACTTAGGCAAGAGATCGCGATGCTGCGCGAGGAATGCAACCTACTCACGGAAGTCGTCGCCGTGTTCGCGCGGCGAAGGGTGTGAGGGGATGGGCGGTTTTCGTCGCCACACGGAGGAGTTCGAGCGGCGTGCGGTAGCCGCCCTCCTGTCTCGGGGTACTCAGCCAGTGCGGGATCTGGCGCGTTCGCTCGGGGTCACGCAAGCGACCCTTTACCGATGGAAACTTGAGTACGCCGATCGCGAGCCCGAGCCGGATCGATACGAGGAGCCGAGCCATACTGGGTACATGCCGAGCGAGCGGGGAGATCCGGGGCTGCTCGCGTTGCAACGGGAACGCGACCAATTGAAAGCCGAAGTCACGGCGCTACGCAGAACGATCGTTCTGCTCGGCCGCGGGACAAGATAACGAAACCAACAATCGCGAGGAGGAGAACACATGTTTCGAGGTGCACAAGTTCAGCACGATTTCTATACGAAACAGGCCGTTGAGGTGCGGAAGACGCACAATGGAATGGAGAGGTGGCGACCGGCGCGCATCCATCGGCGCACAAGCCGCGGATACGAGGTCATTTATAAAGAGGGGCCGCAAGCGCCCCAACACATCCTATTTGCGGACCTTCGTCCCATGGAGGAAACAAAGCGGGAGCACACGCCGCGGATAGGCACGCCCGCCCTTACGCCGGCCGACATTGATCGAATCAACGCGCAAGCCGAGGCCGAAGCGCAACGCAAGTCCGCCGAAGCGGTAGCCAACACTCCGCCGCCGCAAACGCTCGTACTAGTGAAGCGGCAGCCCGAAGCGCCCGCGTCCGCGCAGCAAACCGATCAACGGCGGAAGCGCATGCCCAAGCATCATGAACCGACACCGCTATCGGAAGCGCTTCGACGGGCGCGCATCAACCGAGGCGCGCAGCAACGGACCATTGCCGAGTTGACCGAGATTTCACGGCTAAGCCATATCGAACTCGGGGACGTTGAACCCACGGACGCGGAGCTTGCAAGCCTAGCGCTCGCGCTAGATCTGAATCTCGATCATTTGGTCACGCTTCGCGACGGGCCCGCGCCCGCGCGCGCTGCCCCCGCACTGCCAGCCGTCTGTCAGCCCGAGCCCGAGCCCGAGCCCGAGCCCGAGCGGCCGACCATTGCCGAGCTCGTACGCGAAGCGCCGAAGCCAGTACGCGCGCCCGAGTCGGGGGAGCTAGAAACGCTGCGCGAGGAGAATGCGATCCTCCGCCGCGCCCTCTTGTTCTACGCGGGGCGCGAATGACTCCGGAGGATAGGCCGGCGTTCATTATTGGCGCGCGTGCGGCGAACTACAAAGCCGAAGATATACCGGGCACGCGAACGCTCGACTGCGAGCTATGCGGCGAGCCTACGCTATTCGCGCCGAGCTCGCTTAATCGGCCGGAGGCGAAGCGCGCAGAGTTTATTTGCGCCGATTGCGCGAGCAAATTGGGCGGGCCTTCGGAGGTGGCCCCCCCGACCCGCGAACAAATGGGGGAGGTGGCGGACGCTTTGCGAAAGGCTCTGGACGAGTCCGGCGCGGTTAGCTCGGCAGAGCGCGCGCCGGACAATATCCTAATCGGATTGCGTGACGTGTACCTGGCAAGCGTAAAACGGCACGCATTCGGGGAGCTGCCCGCGCTGCCGAAAGAGTGCGTACTCTCGATCCTGAATGAGCTAATCGAACGGCGGGGCGTGGCTAGCGGGGCGATCGCCGAATTGCTTAGCCGGGCGCCGACCCTCGGGAAAAATAGCATGCTCAGCCGCCCAAACGATTCAATGCTGGAGGAGCTCGCCCACACGTGGCGCGAGCTCGCGCTAATGGGAGGCCCCGGGCATACGGTCACGCTGCCCGCCGCGGCTCTCGTCACCCTAGCGGATGAATTGATCGAATGGCGGAAGGCTCCGCGCGCATGACCCCGCTGGTCACCGTTCACATTCTCCGCCACGGCTTCGCGCTTTGCGGGCTGCCGGGGCTGCCGGGCGATTGGCCTAAGGCGAATGTGTGGGTTTACATGGAGGAGGAGGAGGCCAGTAAGGTTAATTGCGTGGCGTGCGCGGCGCGCGCGCTCGATATCATGGCGGGCCGGGAGTCTCCGATCTCCGCGGCCCCGGCCCCGGGCGGCGGGAAATACGAGACCGAAGGTTACGCGCTGCTGAACGCAACGGAAGGAGACGCGGCACTAGCGATCGTGCTCAATGGGCGGGAGGGTAGCGGGTTCTCGCTGGCGATTCGAGGGAAGCGCGTCGAGGCTAGCCGCGTGATTGCGGGCGTGCCCGCTCTGCTGCGCGGCATTGCGGATTTGATCGATGGCACCGGGCGCATCGTGCCGGATAAGGAGAGCTCATGAACACCGCGTTTCACCGGTCGGCCGCTTTCGTTGTCGAGCGCTTGCTAGGGGCCGTCCCCCCGGGCGATTACATCGACCAAATCGCGCGGCTGAATGATGCTTGCGCGCAGTGGTTCGAGGATAACCCGGACACGCGACTATTGCTCAAGGTCCCGGATTTACTGAAAAACGACACGTTGTTAACAGGCAATCTCGATTCCGCGGATGCCCTCGGCATGTGCGGGGACGATACCGCACGCGAGTTCATTCGGACGATTGACGAACGCACGGGGCACACTGCAACGCTCCTCATGTTGCAAATCTGCGTTTTGATCCAGCAAGGCCAAGCCGCAAAGGATGGCGTTAACGCGAAAGGCGGCAGAGCATGACCGAGGGTAAGCCGCTCACCTTGGCGCAATTTTTCTGGAGCCGATGGCGCGGGATCGCGCTGTTTACCATCGGCTGGTCGTTACTCGTTTTCCTGGTGTTCCCGCACTGGCCAGCGCCGATCGTGAATCTGATTTATAGCGCGTGCTGGGCTTTCGCCGCCTATCAGCTTGGCGGAGCCCGCGAGCGCGCGCGATGGATTCGCGAGGAGCAATCGAGGCGGGAGGAGTTCGCGGATTTGGAACAAGCGCTAGCGACAACGATCGAAGCGATCCGGAAGGATGCCCGCGAAATGGATCGAAAGTTTTTAGATCTGCGCGCGCGGCAGACTGCCCGATCGGCGCCAAACTAATGGACGAAGGTCTCGAAATGTTCACCGTGTACCAGAACACCTCCGACTTCCCGGGGTGGTTCGTGGTTCGTCGATCCGTCGTGACCGCGGAGGGCGCGACCATGGACCCCGAGCCGTTCATGCTCGGCCGTTCACTTAACGATTGCCGGGGCGCCATCATGGACGCTCGGCCACAGGGGCTCGTTTGCATGCATCGCGCGGAAGGCGACGATCCGGTCATTGTGGAGACTTGGCTGTGAGTCGACTGCTCGACACCCTGCCGCCGCTGCCGCGGCGCGCGCGCTGCCCGTCGATGCACGCGGCTATCCCGTCCCGTGGTTCGTGGCTTGGCTCGGTCCGGACGGGACTTGGCTCGAACGCGGGCAAGGCAAGCCGGATTTTCGGCTGGCCTATCCGACAGCGATTTCTACCGCGGTATCGAGCGGGCTTTGCTGGATATGCGGGCAAAAGCGCGGCGCTTTGCACGCATTCGTGGCGGGCCCCGTCACGGCCGTTAGTCGCGTTCATGCCGAGCCGCCCTGCCATCCGACTTGCGCGGAGTTCGCCGCGATGGCGTGCCCGTTCCTCGTCAACCCAAACCGCAAGCGGCGGGAGCAGGGCATGCCCGAGGGCGTGATCCCGATGGACGAGCGCGCCAGCATGCGCAACCCTGGCGTGACTCTGGTTTGGGCTACGCGCACATTCCGCCCATTCATCGAACCGGGGGGCGTGCTATTCGAGCTCGGCGATCCGGAGTTCGTCAAATGGTTCGCGGAGGGGCGCCAAGCCACGCGGGCGGAGGTAGCCGCTAGCATCATGGACGGGGTCCCCACACTTGCCGAGGAGGCATCGCGCGAGCCCGGGGGGCTTACTGCACTAGCAGCCGCCATGGAGGCGGCCTACACTTTTTTACCGGAGGAGCCGAGCGAATGACCGAACAGGATTACATCAACGCGATCCCGTTCCTAGCGGGGTGGGAACCGAAAGCGCGCGCGCAATTTGTCGAGGGGGTTGACCGCTTGCAAGCGATCCCGCTCACCGGGCCGATCGATTCGTGGGTCGGGGTCCTGCTAATCGATCACACGGGCAAACTGGACGCGCGAGTCATGCCCCGCGCAGATTGCCTATCGCTGGCAACCGGCGCCGAAGGGATGGAGTCGCAAGTGCGCGAGGCGTTAGAGGCGGTACGCGGCCCGGGCTATTTCATGATCTGGATTATGACCCCTTGGTGTGAGGCTGTGATCGGGGTACCAGCCGACCGGAAGCATGTGAGCTTGCCCGCTCCGGGCAGCGAGAACAATTAGCCGATGGCCATAACCGAAGCTGAATTTGTGGAAGCGATGCCCTTCCTAGCCACGTGGGAGCCGCCCGAACTCGTCCCGCGTTTTGTTGCGGCAGTGATCGAGCTGGAATCGATCATCTATACGAGGGCAACATTCGACGGATTGATCGGCGTAATCATTATCGAACCCGACGGGCCTACCGATGTGCGGGTCTTGACTAAGGAGCGATGCGCGGAGCAGGCAAAGCGGAACAGGATGGACGCGGAGGAGATAGCCGCGATTCTCTCCCCGACTCGCCCCGGGACCATGGATCTGTTAATACTGGCCGGGCGCTATCACGTCGTGATTGGCATGCCCGCCACGCTGGTCAAGGCCACCCGCCCGGGCAGCGAGAACAACTAATCTAGCCCGGCCGAGCTTGCCGCCCGGCGCTCGGGCTTGCATCATGGCCCATGGCAAAAGGCGGCGGAATCAAGCCCAATAAGGGCGAAAAAGCTCCGGATTGGCTGAAAATGCGGCCGGCTAACGACAATGCGATCCCCCGAGCGGCGAACGATAACGCCCGCCCGCTCACCTCGCACGAAAGAGCGCTGGCTGATATTGAAGCCGCTTGGCAAGGCGCAAAGGGTGTACCCCCTCCGGCGCCCAAGCGGCCGCGCATGTGGAAGAAATGAAGGGAGCGAACAATGCGAAAATGTCAGGGGTGTTCGAAGCGGCTGTTTAACTTGCATCGCTTCCGGTGCGACTACTGCTCTAACCGGTACTTCGGGGACGAACTCACACTCCGCGATCACACCCTCGGCCCCCGCAACGCGGCCGCGCGTGCGCGCATGGCGGCAATGGACAAAGCCTCGCGACCTCGAGTCAATCCGCGTGACGCCCTCGAGCTCGCTAAGCCGCACCCGTGGGAGTGTGACGAGTCCGCGCCATGAAAGCGGCCGCGCTATTCGTCGACCCGCGCGGCCCGTATCCGGAGCTCATAGGCGCGGAGTCTTGCTGGGATAAGGCGCGGGACGCGCGGACCTATGACGGCTCCGCGCCGGTCGTCGCCCATCCGCCGTGCAACCTATGGACGAATTTAGCGTTCGTCAATTTCGCGCGGTACGGAGGCGAGCACAATCGGCCCGCGAACGACAACGGCTGTTTTGCAACGGCCGTTGCAATCGTGCGCGCCAATGGCGGAGTGTTGGAGCACCCGGCGTTTTCGCATGCGTTCAAGGCGCATGGGTTGCCGAGGCCGTCCGGGGTCGGCTGGCAAGGCGGGCCGCGCGAATGGGTGTGCGAGGTATGGCAAAGCGCCTACGGGCACCGCGCAACAAAGCGCACGTGGCTTTTTTATTGCGGCGGTCGCCCGCCGTTGGAGGCGCGTTGGGAACGGAAGCGCGGGACGCATCAATGCGGGTGGTTCATTGCCACGCCCGGCCGTCGCCCGACCCTGGCGAAGCGCGCTGCTAGCGCTACCCCGCCCGAGTTCGCGGCCTACCTCGTAGCACTGGCCGAGCATGCGCGGACTTGATAGCGTGCGCGCTACTCGCAAGGGTGCGGGGAGTGCGGTAACACTCCGGGTCGCGGCATGTTGCGGCGGACCGGTAAACCTCTCACCCTAGCGAGTGACCAATGGAGAGATATCCACTCCGCGTAATCCAAGACGCTTACGCGGCGTTTGACGAACACGTAGCGGGCTCGATCGAGCTCGCCCGAACACAGAACGGGAGCAAGGTTCCGTGTAAACGCGGATGCTCGGCTTGCTGCTCGGAGCCGCTAATCGTTTCGCAATATTGCATCCCTCCGATCGTGGAAGCGATTCGCGCGATGCCTAAGGGGCAGCGGTCGCTAATCCGAGTTCGGATCGCGGAATGGCTGCGAGTGCTGAGCAACAAAGGGATCCATCCGGACCAAACCGATCCGGGCCTCGACTTCGCGGCGTGGCACCAAAAGCCAAAACCGGTATGCCCGCTCCTCGATCGCGAAAGCGGCGATTGCACGATCTACGAGGCGCGCCCGCTCGGCTGCCGCGGTCATGTGGCCGTTGACGAGGAGCCGAGTGCTTGCGATCGAGAGGACCCTACGCGGGGGGTGGGAGTGCTGCTGTTTACCGATCCGGTAGCGCGGACCATGGCGCATTGCATGGCCCATTCCGTGCGAGGGGCGGAGCGCGACGTTCCGCTTTTGCTGCTGCTGCTGCCGTCGATGCTTCGGCGCGCTTGGGTGTTGGTAGACGATCCGAGCCTGGATTACTTTGTTTGGCTGGAAGAGATCGAGCGCCGATGGCGCGCAGGAGAAAAGGTGTAGCGATGGACGAAACAAAACCAGAGCGCTGCTCTCATAGTGGGCAAACGTTGGACGAGCGTTGCGACAAGTGCGACCCGCCTAGAGCGGAGCCCGAGCGCTGCCCCGATTGCCAGTGGGAGGGGTGCCGCGTCGATCGGCATGGCGAATTGTACGAGCGGTTTGCGTGCCACGAACGGACGATCGCCCGATTGCGGACTGAGGCGCTGCTAGCTCGCGGCAAGATTGCGAGCCTCGAAGCCGAGACCATGACCCTTACGTCCGAACGCGATACCGCGCGCATGGGGCAGGATGAATGCGCCCAAATGGCGGAATCACTAGCCGGGATCCGGGATGCATGGGAACGCTGGCAGAGTGGGGAAAGCGCCCTCGCTGAGTTTGAGCAAACGCTAGCCGAGCGAGTCGAGGATCGGCTCCGCGTCCCGTGACCGCGCCCGAGATCATTCTACCTACCGATAACGATCTTGGGGTCCCGTGCCTAGTGCTACCCCCGAGGGTGGACCATGCGCCGCAAGTGACCGCGCCCGTCCTCGCTTGGGGCAGCGTGCGCCGGACGGCTAACGCCTCCACGTGGGCGTTCTACGTCGACGATTACCGGTTCGAGCGGGTTTGGTCCGATCCGATGCTGCCGCTTCGGTCCGGAGCTCGGGAACTATGCGAGCCGAATTTCACGACGCACGACGATACGCCGCGAGCCGTGGCGGTATGGAATGCGTACCGGAAGCGCTACCTTGCGCGCTTATGGCAAGACGCGGGCGCCCATGTTTGGGTGGACCTATGCACGAGCCCGGTGCACTCGGACCTGACCTTGCTCGGCGTGCCGGAGGGCTGGCAACGGTACGCGACTGCCGGCTGGGACTGCAGGATTGCAGATCTCGACCGCGAGCTAGAGCTAGCAGTGCGGCACAGTGCGGGCGCGCCGTTCACGCTTTTGGTTTGGGGTGGCGGGGCAGCAACGCGGGCATGGTGCCAGAGTCGGGCCGGGGCCGTGCACGTCGGCCGGGGGGCTGACCAAAGGGTGAGGCCTGGCGAGGGTACGAGGCGAGCTGCCGCAAGGGGCGAGCATTGATCGGGGTGGCGCGCGCAGATATCTGCGCTACAATGGGGACTATGACCAAAACCAAAAGCACCCCCTTCCACGTTTAC